AACCAGGTGGGGTCGACGGTCAATCCGATCGTCGTGACGCTGAACAGCGTGGCGCGCAACGAGTACGACGGGACCGGAACGCAGGCGAGCGGAACGTACTACACGATGGACTACAACCTGGGCGAAATCCGTTTCGTCTCGGAGCTGGGGGCATCGGTGACGCCGACCAACGGCTGGGCGCTGACGGTGACCTACAGCTACACGACCAACGCCTACAAGTTCGATACCGACCTCGGTTCGCTGACGACGCCGCAGAAGTGGGACGATTTCGTGTACCGCTACGGCCTGCGCCGTTCGGTGCTCGAGGATCAGCGCTTCTATCGCGCCAACTTCGGCGTGATGTCGGGCGCGGTGCATGAGCAGATCCTCCAGGCTTCGCAGTTCGCGGCGCTTTACGACCGCGGCGCGGCCAACGTGACGGCGTCCGGCGACCTGGGCAGCGTGCGCGGGGTGCCGAACTTCAAGAGCTTCGCGCCGGGCCTGCAACTGGGCGATACGCGCGTGGTGATCGGCGAGCGCGGCAATACCCGCTACCGGATGATGAAGCCGTGGCAGATGGGCGAGCTGCAGGACCAGCGCGACAGCAACGGGCGGTTCACGGGCAAGAAGGAAGCCTACGGCGACCAGTTCGTGGTGCTGCATACGCCGTCGCCGCTCAAGGGCTGCTACACCAGCGTCGTGCTGTATTCGGCGACCGGACGGGTGGCGCGCGCCGCGTAAGGAATCTCCCTACTCATTGACGTGAGGTTTGGCCCCCGGCCTGCGGGTCGGGGGATTTTTTCAGGAGCGAGTGATGAGAGTACCGATCGAGAACACGGGCAAGATGCCGATCTTCGTCGGCGGGGTGATGATCCCGCCGGGCGAGATACGGCATTTCGAGGACGACATGCTGCCGCCGGAGTTCCGTTCCGCGGCGCCGGTGGCTGCCGAGGAAACGGCGGCCGATCCGCTGGCCGAACTGCTGGAAGGCAACGTTGCGCAAGTGACGGGCGGGCTGGATCTGCTGAGCCGCGAATGGCTGACGCAGCTGGAGGCGCTGGAGCTGGCCAGCAAGAAGCGCAAGGGCGTGCTGGCGGCGATTGCCGAGGAGCAGCTGCGGCGGGCCGAGAAAGACGCGGCCGAAGGCGGCGGGGCGTAAATGGCGGGAACGATGACCCGCGCCGATCTGCGGGCCGATCTCAAGGCGAGCCTGCACGATTCGGCGTCGGTGCTTGCCGATCCGGAGGATTTCGATCGCTGCCTGGACGTGGCGGCGGAGGAAATGGGCGCCGTCGGCGGGTCGTCGGGGTCGCGGACGCTGGCGGCGACGCTGACGCTGGTCGCCGGGCAGTCCGAGTATGCCGCCCCGGAGGGGTTCCTGCGCTTCAAGATGGCGCTGTGGGGCACGTCGACGCCGGTCAAGCCGTGGGACAGGGCTTATCCGGGGCGGCTGCCGGACGTGGCGGCGTGCGACGCGGTGCTGGTGCTGACGCCGGCGCCGACGGCGGAACAGATCGCGCTGCTGGGCAGTGCGTACCGCTTTTTCTACTTCGCGGCGCACACGGTGAGCGATACCGCGGGCGAGACGACGCTGCCAGCGAGCAACCGTTCGCTGCTGCTGCTGCGGGCGCAGGCGGAATGCTGCCGCGAGCTGGCGCTGCGCAACATCACCAAGCCGGTGGCGCTGCGCGACGGGATTTCGAGCGGGCCGCGCAACGGCACGCCGGCGGCGCTGTACCGGCAACTGCTGGACGAGTTCGAGGCGAGGGCGGCGCGATGAGAATCGATCTGCGCTACGACGACAAGGCGGCGCGGGCGGCGTTGGGCAAGGCGCGACCTGTGGTTGTGCGCATGCTTGGCCAGGCCATAGCAGGCGGGGCGCGCGAACTTTCGCAGGAAGCGCGAGCGAATGCCGCGAAGCGGCATGGATTCGGCAGTTTGATGGAGTCGATCAAGCCGTCCATGCTCGGGCCTCTGCACTGGCAGGTGCGGGCCGGGTCGATTTATGCGCCGATGGTCGAAGAGGGCACGGGGCCGGCGGCGGGAAAGCCGAAGTATTACCCGAACCCGGACCGGCTGAAAGACTGGCTGACTCTGAACACGCGTTACCGTGGCCACGAGTGGGCGCGGAAGGGCAGCAAGAAACGCGGCAACCAGGAACTGGATATCTGGTTGCGCTCGCGGGCGTGGGCGTGGGGCATTTACCAGAAGGGAACGAAGGCTTACCCGTTCATGCAGCCGGCCTACGACACCAAGAAGGGGCGGGTGGTCGATCTGGCGAACGAGGCGATGCGACTGGCGGTGGCGGAGATCAACGGAGGCAGCCTTGGGACTGCGTGAGGCGCTGAACGATCTGCGGGCCGACTTGCAGGCGGCGCTGCCGGCGCGGGTGGTGACGCGCGACCTGCTGAATTTCGACCGGCGCATGCAGAGCGACCTCGAGGCCGGGGTGCTGACACTGGTGGCAGGGCGCGAGTTCGCCTATGCCAACTACCGGGGCCGCGAGGCCGATCTCGGACGGGCGGCTGTGGTCGTGGTCGGGCAGGTGAAGCTGCCGGAGGACGCGCTGCCGTCGGCGGTGGAGGACGCGGAGTTCGCCTTCGCCGAGGAGGTGAAGGATTACCTGAAGGGCGTGTTGCCGGTGGCTGCGGTCGACCTGCTGGAAACGCGGTTTTCCGGGCAACTGGAGGCGCCGTATGGCTGGTTTGCAATGGATTGGGAGGTGACGCCGTGAGCGATGAATACGACGGGCTGGGCGGCAGTTATGTCGTCGACCCGGAGACGGGCCGACGGGTGCTGGTGGGGCGCACCCAACCGGCCGAGGATCAACCTTTGAAGGAGCAAGAAGATGGCACTGCGGAAGCGTAGGGGTGCGTTGCTGGCCAAGATCGAGGTGACTTATGGCACCGACCCGACGCCGACCGGCGCGGCGAACGCGATCCTGTTCTCGGATTTCGACCTCAGTCCGATGGAAATGAAGACGGTGGACCGCGACAACATCCGGCCCTTCCTGGGGAGCAACGAACAACTGCCGACCGGGCTGTTCTCGAAGATCGACTTCACGATCGAGGCGGCGGGATCCGGCGCGCTGGGGACGGCGCCGGCCTGGGGGCCGCTGCTGCGAGCCTGCGGCTTCGCCGAGACGGTGACGGCGTCGACCAAGGTGGAGTATTCGCCGGTGTCGGAGAGCTTCGAGTCGGTGACCGTGTATTTCAACCTGGACGGCGTGCTGCACAAGCTGACCGGGGCGCGCGGGACGGTGACGTTCGATTTCACGCGCGACGGGCGGCCGGCGATGAAGTTCTCGCTGACCGGGCTGTTCAACACGGTGACGGATGCGGCGGCGCCGACGGTGACGCTGACGGCGTGGCAGAAACCGCTGGCGGTGAACCGCACGAACACGCCGACGCTGACGCTGCACGGCTACGCCGGGCGGGTGCATAGCCTGACGGCGGACATGGCGAACGAGGTGATCTTCCGCGAGCTGATCGGCGCGGCGATGGGCGAGGTGCTGATCACCGACCGCAAGCCGGTGGGCAACATCCTGATGGAAGCGGTGACGGTGGCGACGAAGGATTGGTGGACGTCGATCAAGAACATCACGACCGGCGCGCTGCAGTTGATCCACGGCACGGTGGCCGGCAACAAGTTCCAGATCGACGCGCCGAACGTGCAGTTGCTGAACCCCAAGTACCAGGACCAGGACGGCATCGCGATGCTCGGCTGCTCGATGGTCTATGGGCCGTCGGCGGGTAACGACGAAATCAAGATCACCGCGATATGAGCGAGATTTTCCGGATCGAGCCGGCGCCGACCTTCGTGCACCCGGTGGCGCTGCCGGTGCCGGGCGGGCTGCCGGTGACGGTGCGCTTCCGCTTCCGGCACATGGACGGCGATGCCTTCTTCGCGATGCTGGCGGAGAGCCGCGAGCAGAAGGAGCCGGCGGACGCCTTCCTGCTGCGCTTCGTCGACGGCTGGGAGGGCGAGAACATCAACGCGCCCTTCTCGGCGGAGGCGCTGGGCAAGCTGGTGAAGAACTACCCGAAGGCGGCGAAGGCGATCTTCGCGGCCTTCGAGGCGGAACTGGTCGGGGTGCTGGAAAAAAACTGATCGAGGCCGTGCGGCATTGGCTGCGCGGCGGCGTCGAGGATGAAGGAGAGCGCATCGCCGATCTGGTGCGGTTCGGAGTCAGCGAAGAAGAGGCGCGGGCCTTCGTCGACGCGCAGGGCGAGCCGGCGCCGGCGGTGTTCGGGGTGTGGGCGGAGAATGCCGAGGCGCTGACGGTGTTCCTCCGGCTGCGCCTGCAGTGGCGGCTGCACCCGATCACGGGAACGCCGGTCGGGCTGGATCACGCGGCAATCCCGGCGACGCTGAAATTGATGGGGATCAAGAAAAAGCGCCGGCTGGGGCTGTTCGACAAGCTGATGCTGTGCCAGGACACGGCGCTGGCCGAGATCCGCGGGCGGGGATGACGGCGCCGTGCCGCAGCGCGGACAGAAGCCAGTGACGCTGGGTAACGGAAGGACTGGATTCCCGCTTTCGCGGGAATGACGGGATTCCCTTTTTTTGCTGGCCGGATGCGGCCAAATTCAGGCGATGCGCGAAGAAACCCCGCTGAAGACCGTCGTTTTCCGTTGCAAGGCGTGCAAGAGCACGTTCGAGAAGCCGCCGGCACGCGTCGAGGAAGCGCCGGAGGGCGACGACGTGCACCCGTGGCTGTATTTCCACCCGTGCGAGTGCGGGGCGGAGGCGGCGCAGGCGCACTGGGCGCGGGCGGCGATGAAGGCGTGGCGTAACTGCACCGGGCCGCGGACGGCAGAAGGCAAGGCGCGGGCACGGGAAAACCTGATCGGCCACCCGACGCCGGAGGAGGCGCTGCGGACGCGCTTCAACGGGATGAAGCACGGGCTGAACGCCAAGGTGGCGACCTACTTCCCGGCGAAGCCGGACGGCTACAGTTTTTGCCGCGATTGCGAGGTCGACCGCGGCTGGTGCAAGGCGCAGCCGTGCTGCGAGAAGCAGACGGTGCTGTTCATGAAGCATCGCGCGGCATTCGAGCAGAAGAACCCGAAACACCTGATGGGCATCTACGCGGATTTTCACGCGGCGCTGATGGCGACGGTAAGCGAGTGCCTGCGCCAGATCATCGGCGACGGGGTGACGCTGCAGGTGCCGAAAACCTACGTGGACAAGAACGGCAGCGTGCTGGTGGTCGAGTATTTCGACGAGAACGGGCGCAAGTGCGTGGTGACGGACGTGGTGGCGCACCCGCTGTTCCGGCCGGTGAGCGAGCTGATCACGCGCATGAACATTTCCCTGGCCGACCTGGCGATGACGCCGAGGCAGGGCGAGGACGAAGCGGCGATGCCAGGCCGGCTGAGGGACGACGGCGAGGCGCGCGAATCGGCGCTCGAGTTCGAGGCGCGCAAGGTGAAGGCGCTGGAAGACCTGGGCGCCATGTGGCAACGGGCCAACGCGGCGAAGGCGAAAGACCCGGTGCTGATCGAGTATGAGCAGCAGAACGGGGGGTGAGAGATGGATCCGGCAACGATGTTTGATACCGATGCGGACGACGGGCCTGAATGCCTGCGTTGCGGTGGATCGGGATCGATTCTGGTCTGCTGTGACGATCTTTGCATTGGGCAAGGATATTGCATGCACGGCGATGGAGAAGAGTGTT